TGTCTCCGGAGCATACCATAAATGAACAGAAGTGATACCCTAGAATTAGAAGGTACAATACGGGAAGTACTACCCAACAGTACGTTCCGAGTAAAATTAGCAGAACGTGATCATATCATTACTTGTTATATTGGGGGAAAACTCAAACAGCATAAAATTCGTATCTCACTGGGAGATTCAGTACGAATTGAAGTAAGTGCATATGACTTGACCAAGGGACGAATCGTGTACCGTTTTTAGTAGGGTAGTTATGTATCTCAAAAAAGCTCGTGTATTATCTCCGTTTATATTCCCCGCCTCCACCAATCCACACACACAAATAAGTGCATCCTCAGAAATGAGTTTGCCAACAACAATAAATTCCACCCCCCCATTATACCCTGGAAAAACGCTAGTCGAGTTAGCGTGCGCAGCGTACAGGGTCAATGGAGGGTTTTTCAAAGATACCATCACCACTGATGTTGCACCCACCGATTCGGGGGAAGAACTCCCCCCTATCGTAAAATTACCCAATAAAATTCTAATTCGGAATTCACTATTCAACGACAAACCGATTCCAGAAATTATATTGCCATCCACCATTACGCGGGAATTAACCCTTCTGCCAGAAGATACTGAAATGGCGGTTGACCTACGTAAATATTATCAACGGCTAACCCTCGATTTGCTGGCGGGAACTACTGAGTTCTACGTCAAAATGCACCTATTGTTAGAAGCGGAAGAAATATCGTATAAAGAAATTGGATTTATCGCTTATTGGCCTGCTGCATACGTGAGAGATAAAGCCAGCACCGTATTAAAACGTAAACTTCGGTTTATCAATTCCCAATATATACATCCACTTGGAGGAGTAATCTATGACGCGGATAGCGAGATCATTGAAGTAAAATACTCCGATAAGTATGATTCATGGAAAATGACTGCACTGATTGGTGAAAATTTGGTATTCTGGTGGAAAGCAACTCCTGGTATTCTTGGCCCATGTGTGATTATTAAGGCAAAAATCAAAAATCACATGGATCACTGGGAACACCATATCCCATGTACCCAATTGAATTACGTGAAAGCCGCTCAATGAAAATACTTCCAATTAGTGATGTTCATCTGGAATTTTCAGCATTGTCTTTGCGAAATACTGAACATGCCGATGTACTGGTCATTTGCGGCGATCTCTTGATCGCCCATGATTTGTATCGAATGTCAAAATCTCCTACCCCACAATCGCCCATCGGAAAACGATGGATGCGTGGGTTACGGTATCGTGAGTTTTTTTCACAAATAACCTCAGAATTTGAACATGTTATTTATCTTCCAGGCAATCATGAATATTATTATGGACGATGGAGTGCTGTCCCAGCATGGTTGTCCGCAGAATGTGATCAGTACCCATCCATCCATTTCCTGAATAATGATTCAATAACAATAAATGATACTATCTTTATTGGAAGTACCTTATGGACCAATATGAACTATGGGGACGCATGGGTAATTAATTCCATACAACATAAGATGAATGATTATCAATATATCAGAAATGATACATTTAATTATCGTCGATTAAGAACAACTGATGTAATATCAAAACACAATGAGTGTTTACAATATTACACAGACACGTTAGATTCACTACGTACGCACAACAATACTAAAAATATCGTAATCTTATCACATCATGCTCCATCATATAATAGTATATCAGGTGGTGTATTGACATCAGGGGATAATAGTGATATGATTCCTGATATGTATGCATACGCTAGTGATTTGAGGGGATTCATTAAAGAATATCCTGAAATTACATATTGGATACATGGGCATACTCACAATGCGGTCGCGTATACTATTGGAAATACTAATATACTATGTAACCCGCGAGGGTATCACGAGGAATCCACCATTGAAGATACTGGGTGGAATCCAAAACTAATCATTGAATTATAGAAGGAATTTATGTTTCACGAAACTACCACCCCAGAATTTAAAGCCTGGCTTGTTGCATTACTAAATACTCGATCAGTTACTATCATCTTTGCTAAGCGTGATGGAACCATTCGTGAAATGCGGTGCACCCTCGCCCCATCGTTACTTCCGACAACTGAACATAAACTGATTCCAAGTAATGTAACGTATAATACAACGTTAGTGGTATTTGACTTGCAAAAATTTGCATGGCGTAGCTTTACTTGGGAAGCATTATCGAATATCCGATTTGATGTGAATATCAACTCTCCTACTGTAAAATAATCATGCACGCTAAAACGTTCATCCAAGGTATTATCGTAGGAATTATCGTTGGACAAATTGGATTTAGCGGAATTGCAAAAATATTAGACAAAGGAGTGTCTGCGATTCAATATTATGCGAATCAATACTCCAAATCCCAGACAACTCCGTAATGCGACTCAGGAATGCACATGCAACAACCATGGAAGGTCATCGAACAATTATCATCCGCGCCAAGCCGACTTGATAAAGAGAAAATATTACTAAATGAATGCCTAAATCATAATACCACATTATTCGACGGATTTAAGTTAGCCTTAAATTCATTAATCACCTTTGGTATTAAAAAAATTCCCGTACGAAAAGCAAGTAAGTTGCCAGACGGGCCAGGAATATCATGGGAAGAATTTTTAACGTTATCGGATGCCCTACAAACACGTGCTATCAGTGGGATTGCTGCGATTACAGCAGTAAATTCCTATATGTCCCGTGCTACCACTGATCAATGGGATAATTGGTACCGCCGAATTCTATTGAAATCACTACGATGTGGTGTTTCTGAAACCACAATAAATAAAGTTGTAGCCACCAAGTATCCAATGTATTTGGTCCCTAGTTTTGGATGCCAATTGGCATATGATAGTGCAAACCATCTTCAAAAATTAACAGGTGAAAAACTATTAGAATTAAAATTAGATGGGATTCGTGCACTATCTATACTTTATCCACATGATCAAGTAATACAACATAGTAGAACGGGTAGGGTGTTAAGCAATTTCTCCAATATTCGCCAACAACTCGAATCAATCTCTCATACAATTACTACGCCAATGGTATTAGATGGAGAAATCACTTCTATTAATTTTCAAAAATTAATGACCCAGGTGAATAGAAAATATGATGTCACTACAACCGATGCAAATTATTTAATATTTGATATGCTACCACTTTCTGCATTTACAATGGGAGAATGGGAGGTTGCGCAACGCATTCGATCCAATAACTTGGCCTCTTGGTACAATATGTTACCGGCACCACTACCAAATGTTCAAATATCGAAACCATTATTGGTGAATCTTGATACAGACGCTGGAAAGGAAGCGTGTGACAAGTTTTATCAGGATGCAATTGCAAATGGATTCGAGGGAATCATGATCAAAGACCCAAACGCCCCCTATCGAACAAAGAAATGGGCTGCTTGGCTCAAACGTAAACCAGCAATCGAAGTTAGTTTAACTATTGTTGGCGTTGAAGAAGGAGAAGATGACTGTGAAGGAACAATGGGAGCAATACTATGTGAAGGAGTGGATGATGGCAAATTTATTACAGTATCCGTGGGTGGTGGATTTAGCCGCAATGATCGCGATGATTTCTGGAACAATAGGAATGCAGTACTTGGCGACATCGTAGAAGTTAAAGCGGATGCGATAACAAAAAACAGTAACGGAACCTATAGTTTACGTTTCCCGAGGATTCGCTCATTTCGTGGATTTTCTCCGGGCGAAAAACTATAAATTATTAAAAAATAAGGATATTTTATGAAACAACCTGTGCCAGTAAAAGTATGGACAGAATTTAACCATGATTGGGACCTACCCCAATATGAAACACTGGGTGCATCAGGACTTGACGTTCGTGCGAACATGGATTATACTATTCAACCTGCTAGTACCGCATTGATCCCCACCGGAATCTACATGGCCGTTCCCGATGGGTATGAAGTTCAAGTTCGACCACGTTCTGGCTTATCATTGAAAACTTCATTCAGAATTGCAAACTCCCCGGGCACAATCGATGCTGATTATAGAGGAGAGCTATGCATTATTGCCACTAATACTAGTAACATATCGTCATTTGGTATAGCAATCGGTGATCGAATAGCACAAATTGTATTAATGGAAGTCCCGAAAATTGAATGGGTACCAGTTGCCCAAAAAGCAGACCTACCACCTACTATACGTGGTGAGGGTGGGTTTGGAAGTACCTCATAGGAAATTATATGCTCCATGCACGTTATTGGTCTTGTACCAAATTCGCAGATTTCATTCGCGGCACCAAAAAGCCGGTATCCGACACCTTTTCTGGGTGGGACGAGTGGCGAACCCAGGCATCTGCTGCACACCCGATTCGATATTGGATCGCGGAAGAGGGGTTTGACGCTGTTCAAGACTTTTTTGGCTACATTCCAAGTAAGTTGAACGATTTTCGGTGTTATCTTACCAACCGATTTGTGTCTCATACCAACGCACTAACCGCTGCCAGTATTGACATCAAACCAGGGACATGGTGTGATGTTGGAAATCGGTTCTTGCCATGCCTGTTTAACGAACTACAGGATTTTGTGGAGATCGAAAAGGCTTGGATGCATGTTGTTTGGAGCCCGGATTCTCGTAAAATATACAATTGCCCCTGGATCATCAATCACTGGTGGACCAGGTGGTTTTACCGATGGCGGAACCCCGAAGCTGGTATTGAGCATCTTAACTGGGAAATGTCGTTACTCCAAGATGAAAGTTATGGGCTAACATCAGACGATCCACGGTATAATACACCGACTCCACAGGCAGTCACGGCCACTGAGATTAAGGACCTGTACCTATGGTGGACTGAGGTGTACCGGAACCGCCCAGACCCGTATACTGCCTCTGGGTGGGATGAAATATGTGAAAAAAGATACTCATCTAACCCTAAAATGGGGTATCTTGCACTTGATGAAGCCACCCGAGCGGAGGAGCGCAAAATCTTTGAAAAAGTACGAGAACTGGAAGACCAATATCATGCAGAAGATGAAGAAATGCTTATCCGATTGATCAAAATCCGTAATTCACTCTGGACCTGAACCAATGGCACGACGCGCAGCAGCCCCAGTAAAACGGATTAGAGTCACTGCTGCGCATATTGCGCAACAGCGCGAATCCGCAAAAAAAGATCATAGTCCCAAATGGGATAATGCCGATAGCATGTCTAGTGTCGAATTTGCAAATGCATTTCATTATGCAATGCAATACTATAACCTAGAATGTGCAACAAAAGACTTGAAAGCTGAAGTATTACAATGGATGAAAGCGGAAAATTGCGATCCAACCATTATTTCAGCATTTAAACGTACCGCAGACTGGCGATGCTCCTCCACAATGGGGGCCATTGCCGCATGCATTTTACGAGGCATGCCACCACAACGTGATGATTTTAATAATGGTCGTCACAATGGGCAATGGCTGCTATCTCAAATACATGAGGTTATTGAACAAGGAAAACGTGATTACGATGCTGATACAAAAGTATCAACCCCAATTGATATTCATAGTCGAGTAATCGAAGCCAGTGGAAAAATGGTACAAGACTTTGACGAAGCAATTGATAACTGGTCTAAAGACCCAAGTAGTATTGTAAAAGCTCCCATTGACCCCTTAGCTATACTAAAGCAACAAGGAGCCAAGGCAGTTCATGCCAAGGTAATTAAAGATTTTTACCTACCGGTCATCAACGAATTACATGAATTACTGAACGGAACTGCGGATGATCAATTACTTGAAGGGTATTCAACAAAATCAATCGCTGATATTAAAGTATTACATACCTTTTATATGGCAATTGTTGCAGCATGCGATATGCTGGCAGAAGTGGGTAAAACTGAAAGAAAGCCACGAGCCAAAAAACCTATCCAAAAAGAAACGTTAGTAAAACAATTAAAATTCAAGAAAACTGATGACCAGTTAAAATTGGTTAGCATCTCACCAATTGCAATCATCGGTGCTAAAGAATTGTGGTGTTATGACACTAAAACCCGTAAACTGGGGAAATACATCGCATTGGATGAATCCATGCTAAGTGTTAAAGGAACTAGTATTGTTGGATACGATGAATCTCGTAGTATTCAAAAAACTCTGCGAAACCCCCTCGAACAACTTACGACGTTCAAATCACTGGGAAAAATTGCTCTGCGTAAATACTTGGATGACATTAATTCAGTAGATATTAAACTTAGTGGTCGAATTAATGAGAATGTAATTCTGTTAAAAGTAACGTAATTATTTCCCAATAAACACGCCATTAATATTTGATATATATAATATGGCGGTACCACCCAATGCATCTAATACCACCGACGATGTAGTAACCCCTCCGGGAACTAACGATATGTTACATGCAACATGCGCAGTGGTACCAGTGCTTGCATAAATGGACACTGTTTTGCTTGCCCCCGCATTGGCATTCTTCAAATATAAAGTGATTGATCGACCATCTAATAAATGGTTGATATATACCCCTCTCGATGTTGCATCGTCTTTTATATAGCTATAAAATGAGGTTTCTGCTGCATCAACAATACCATCCTCGTCTAGCGACGGTAACGCTACTGTTACAGGGGCAACTGTCCCACTCAGTAGCGGGGCCGTCAATTTAATTCCACTTAAATCCAATTGACCTGACGGTCTATCAATCTGAATTTGAGTAGTCCCAATATACAATGGCTTAATACTAATCCATCCGTTAGAATTAGTAAATTGATCATCATTAAAACTGGCAATCCCACGATCACTTGCCACAGTATACTGGTTAGTAGTACGATTAGGTGCAACCGATAGCGCCAATTTTCGTTGCTCAATCCCTGCTGCCGCATTTACCATTAGATTGGTAATAGTACCAGTTGGAATTCGACTCACCAATTGATTATTCAAATATGAAATAACTACATCTCCAGTCGGTAAAGATGTATTTTTCCAAGTATCTTGGTATATTAACAATTGCCCATTCGCCACATCCAAAATATCGGTATCCGCCAATTTAGAAACAGAATTAATTCCTATTATCTCTTGATCAACATACGCAACTGATGCAACCAATTGCCCCAATGTTGTAGTATGTAACGGAAACGCTGCATTGAATGTTTCTACTAACCCTGCGGTTGGCATCGGTACATTCCCTATACAATTATTTGCAGCATTAAATGCCGTTCCTAATGTTGGATTATAATCTAAATTGGGCACTGTTACCCGAAATATAATTTCCGAATTATTGGAAGTATCTATTGCAATTCCATCCCCCGCTACTAGCGTTCGTGCACTCAATTGATTAACTAATTCACCAGTTTCTGGATTGACCTCGCCAGTGGTAGTGCTCCCCATCAATAGTTGGTTGGCAGAATACACAATCCCATCATCTAAACTGCGTAATCCAATCAACCCCTCCCCGCCAATTAAATTATACAATTCTAAAAAATTTTGATTGGTCTTATTAAACGCACTGCGAACGCCATCTCCTGATCCATCATTGTTTTTCTTTCCAATATTAATTACTTGCCTAGCCATATCTTTATCCGAATGTATTATATATTTATCTGACCTGCTGGATTCTTAGCAACTCATATGATAATATATGACTTTCGTAGGAACTATTATGACCATTTATCGCATTGGGTTTGCATGTAAAATATCTGACCTCCACCAAACTAAAGGAATCATTCCTCTTCCTGCATATAATTTCAAAACAACCACCATCACGTGGTTGAATAACCAATCACGCACCATTGCATATAAAAAGTTGTGGGAATTAATAACTCATAATTTATCAGCAATGTATAATTCACTCATCTACTTGAGTGCATATCCAGTTGAGTGCCGATGCTTTCGATTTGGTAGTGATTTATTACCACTATATACTGCACCAATATGGAAAGAATTTTACAAATCCACTGAAGTCCAAGAATATTGCCAAACTCATTTGGCCACAATTGGGCAGCTTATTGACACTACCAATACCCGTGTCAGCTTCCATCCTGGACAATTTGTATGTTTGGCTAGCGATTCCCCCACCGTAGTACAAAATAGCATAGAAGAGATAGAATATCATGCCACTGTAGCGCGATGGTTGGGGCGTGGACACGCCTTTCAAGACATGAAGATCAATGTACACCTCTCCGGTCGCAACGGCCCTGACGGGCTTAGAACAGCGTTTAAGGCCCTTTCTACCGAAGCCAGAAACTGTATAACGATTGAAAACGAGGAAAACAAATGGGGGGTGGAAGAATGCCTGCAAATTGCAGATTTGTGCCCAATTGTGTTAGACCTCCACCATGCCTGGTGCCATTCCGGAACCTTCATCCAACCCACCGAGGGTACCTATGCACGGATATTGGATAGCTGGCGGGGCATTCGTCCTATAATTCATTATTCATACAGTAGAAATGAACACTTACCCGACGCGTTCCTGCACAACAGTTTGCCAAATATGAAAATTCTTCTGGAAGCTGGATATAAAAAACAAAAATTACGGGCACATAGCGACTTTTTCCCAAATTCAACAGTAAATGACTGGGCATTAACTTTTCTCGAAACAGCAGATATCATGTGCGAGGCCAAAGGGAAAAACATAGCCGCACTACAGTTATATGACCATGCAATTCACCGAGGAGTGATTACATCATAAAAATAACGCCCACTATGCCAGTGGGCTTTTTTGTTTCTACAGATAAATATATGAAATAAAGGATTATTTCATGGCTATACAAGTTATTAATATCGGGGCATACCCAAATGATTCTTCGGGTGATGATATTCGAGAAGCATTTAGGAAAATCAATAGTAACTTTAATACACTAAATCGCACCTATACGATTAACGTCGAAGGGGTCATTAATGGCGTTAATGTTAACTTGACCGATAGTGATGGTGATACGAGTAGTATACTAGTTACTGATAGTGGAAATGTTGCCCTCCATGCCACCGATCAACACACACTTAATGTATCCGGGGCAAAATACATGGGTGCTACCCCACCGAGTTCACCCATTAATGGGCAAGAATGGTTTAATACCACAGATGGTACAACTTACACTTGGTATCAAGATATAGACAGTGGACAATGGGTATCTGATGCCAATACTGGTGCTACTCCTATTATTGTATATAAACATGTAGGTGCAACACCACCGCTCAATCCAATTAGTGGCCAAGAATGGTTTAACACTACCGATGGCACCACTTATACATGGTATGAAGATATTGATAGCGGGCAATGGGTGTCCGATCCAGATGGTGGAAACACCACTCTTGCATTATACAAAACTGTTGCATCCACCCCCCCATCTTCTCCAGTATTAGGGCAAGAATGGTTCAACGCAGATGAAGGGGTTACCTATACTTGGTATGTGGATGATACGGGCGGGCAATGGATATATGGATAATGAACTACACAGATAAATTTTTCTAATTATTCAAAGATATGTGTTTTATGATAACAACGATAAATATATATATCCATTATAATAGGTAACGTACATGGCAGCCCTGAATTTCCCAAAAACCCCAGAATTAAATGATACATACACTGCAAATGGTCAATCATGGACCTGGAATGGGGTGTCTTGGCGAAGTAATGCCACTGAGTTAGCGCCTGCTACCTATGCAGAAGCAATGGCAGGGCAAGTATCCAGTCTTAGGTCATGGTCTCCAGTAAGAGTATGGGATGCTATTGTTGGAAAGCTATTAAATGGTGTGTCTGCATACCTACTCAACTATGTAGAAGCCGGAGTGGTTGTGTCTCCAGTTGCAGGAGAAATTAATATCACTCTTGATGGAAGAGTCTATGAAATTTCAATAACGGCTCCAGTGACAGCAATCAATGTTACTATGCCAACCGCACCAAAGTGTGGAACTGCCATGGTTTATTTGGTGCAAGACATTACTGGACATGCTGTAACAATACCTGAAACATGGTATACTATTGATGGTAATGTGCTTACCGTTCCAACAACTCCGCTTTCCGTTACTCAACTCGTTTTGTGGAATGACGCTGGGAGACGCATACACGCTAATATTGAGTTGCGCAGCACCCCACTAACTCCACAATAATATTGGATACTACATGGCTATCTTAAATTTTCCAAAAGCTCCCGCACTTAATACAATATATACAAAAAACACCAGGTCGTGGCGATGGGATGGAACGGTATGGAAAGATAACACGTTTGTATTTTTTCCATCTGCTTTTTTTGATGCTACCCCGCTAAGTGCACAAACCATGATAATGGTAGCGGTAGTTGGATATTCCGTTTACTTTCCTGTAAACTTCGCAGGCAGTGTTGCATATGCCAAAATCGCACCAACCGTATCAAATACTTTCCATATACAAAAAATTAGTGCAGGTGTTACTACCACTGTCGGCACTATGGTGTTTGCTTCAGGAGCACACAATGCCACGTTTGTTGCTGCATCCGCAGTGACCTATATTCCAGGTGATATTATCACCATTGTAGCCCCATTACAACAAGATGCAACCCTTTCGGGAATCGCCTTTACCCTTGCAGGGTCTCGACGATAATAACACGGTTCCATATATTTACTAGACACGATAAATATAAGAAATAATATGAGAAATCAACATCGTAATGGCACTATTAAATATATGGACCGTAAAAACGGGGACTTTGTTGGGAACCTATGAAGAAACGATTGCTTTTGAAATTCCGATATCCTCACTCACCACCACGACCACCGGCGTATCCTATCGAATAATCGCAGGAACACTACCACCGGGAGTGTCGCTATCTAATACAAAAATTTCAGGAATTCCTGCTGAGGTCTCTGCCAGTACCATTTATCGATTTTGTATTCGAGCCACAAAAGGTAATGATTTTGCAGATCGCACCTTTCTTATTAAAATAAATGGGTATGATGTACCATACTACACTACTAATGCTGGATTGCTTGATATAGGACCCGGAGGGCAATTATTTGTAATTGATGGCACTTATATATCATATCAACTCATGGTAGAAGATACTGATATTCAGGCGGGGCAAGTATTACGATTTTCATTAAAAGAAGGGTTACTCCCACCTGGATTATATCTTACGTCCACCGGAATAATAACGGGAGTGGTTCAACCCATCGTACAAACAAAAGTAATAACAGATGATGGTACCTATGATTATAACTATTACGATACCGATTTTTATGATTACGGGGAAACTAGTGAATATACCAGAAAATTAAATCGTTATTATGAATTTGTGGTCAATGTCAGCGATGGTGGCTCAATAATAACACGAACTTTTAAAATTTTTGTGATTGGTGATGATTATTTTCGTGCGGATGTTACAAGATGGACTGCCGATACCACTGAATACACTAGCGATGTGTCATGGCTGATACCCCCAGAGTGGAAAACACCATCATTCCTGGGAACCTATCGCGCCGATAACAAACTTATATTAAAATTAGATACATATTCCACCACATTAGTCAAATATGAACAAGAAGTTATCAACGCAGACATTTTAGCTACCATTATAGCAGGCACTGTTGCAGATAATAAATATGGGAAACGCAGCATCACCTTTACTGCCCCAGTTTCTCCAATAGTTGGGCATTATCTTTCATTTGCTAAAGAATTTGGTAAAATTCAATGGTGTGAATTTACTTTATATCAAAAAGGTATGGTAATATTGTATGGAATTGTTCCATATGTATGTAAATCAACTCATATTAGCTCGAAATCATTTGAAACTGACCTAAGTGCCATACTATGGGGTGTTTTTAACTCACACAAAACATATAGCATTGCTACTATTAGTACACTTGGCCCTCATAGTTATCGTGCAGTTCTTACAAGTCCATTAGAAATTGATGTTCCAGAAGATATTGACTTCTATATTGGTACATTGTGCACATACCCACCTAATATGGTGTTTGATACTACTAATGGTGAGATTTATTGTGACATCCCAGCACAATCCGAAACCAAAAAAGCTTACCGTTTCACCATTACCGCCATTCGGGAATATTTAACCGATTGGGTTAGCTCAGCAAGGGTTTTTACACTCGAAATGCTGGGAAATATTACTCAACGTGTTACATGGAGCACCGAATCAACATTACGGGAACTTGGAGCAGGGTATTTGTCCGATATTAACTTAGAGGCTGTCGCTTCTGAGCCTGACACACAATTATTGTATACGTTAATGGATGGTGAAATGCCCCCAGGACTCACCTTATCCACTTCAGGGGAATTAGTGGGTAGTGTAGTCGAATATGGTGGGATAATCGACCAACCAACCACTTTTAACAATGGTACCACCAATTTCGATAATGGTACTACATTAATCGATGCATCATACGAAGTGAGTTATAATGAAAGTGGATTAATTGCATTCGATTCTATGGGAGAACAAGAAAATACAACGTTTGACTCGGTTGATACCAGTTTCGATAGGGAATATACGTTCACGGTACGTGCCACCGATGCAGTTCGTAACGTAGCCACGGATCAAACGTTCACCATAAATACAAACACCGATGCAACTGCAACTTCATACAGCAATATTAGAGTACAGCCATACTTACCTGTAGAACAGCGTACTATGTGGAATACCTTTATTACCAATAATAGTGTATTTACCCCCACCAAACTGTTTAGAGTAGCAGACCTTGCTTTTGGAGTTCAACGCGACTTAAATATGTTAATTTACCCAGGCGTGGAAACCGTTGCCGCAGAAAAATACGTTAGTGCAATGGGAACTAACAATAAGCGGAAACGATTCATGTTTGGTGAACTTACGAAAGCCGTTGCTCGATACCCTGGTACCACACAAACACTATATGAAGTAGTGTATGTCAAAATGATCGACCCATTAGAGCCATCTGCTCAAGTATTACCAGATACTGTGGCCATGATAAAAGACCCACATCTTATAACTACAGATATAAGTAACAGTATATGGGATTTGCCTCCTCCAAATATAGAATACCTCGATTCAAACTTCATTGTTGATATCAATACTACCTTATTGACCCACAACAACTTTATTCAAATAGATGTATATGCAAATTCCCCTTCTGGGTTTGGAGTAACCGAATTACGGTGGGGCACCCGAAAAATGTATAATAACTTGAGTGGAGATTATTTTACCAATAGCGCGTTAAGCGGCACCATACCCATACAAAACAATACGGCCCAACTGATAAGAAGATTAACGGATGAATTTGATTGTACGTTACATAAACATTTTGCAATTGAATTATATATTGATACAAATGGTAATAGCACACTAATATACCGTAGTCCAACCATTACCATCGATGAAGAGGGGGTATTATCGTCATTTTCACGACGTCCGCGCTTGAATATTACGGCTGATTCTACTTCATATCTTGCATCGGACATTAACATCATACAACGCCATCCCAGCAGCATTAGTATATGGCGTAATAATATTACAGAATGGAACAATAGTATACTTAAAACAGATCGGAATTACATTCCACTTTGGATGAGGACAGTACAACCCGCAGCCCGAGATGAATTAGGATTTATTCCAGCCGTGGTATTATGTTACTGCGTACCTGGTATGGCAGATGATATAATTGCGAATATTCGACATTATATAACAACCACTGGATTTTCATTCAATCAATTAGATTTTGTCATTGATCGATACATTATTAATGCTGTAAAAACGGTGGCTGGTACCATTAAGCAGGATAAATATCTCATGTTCCGAAATGATCGGGGCACTTTATAGGAACAAGTTATGGCAAGTGAAATCAACGTATCTGAATTGAATACAAATTATCCAATCACTGGTATCAATAATGATACTAAGGGATTTCGAGACAATTTTACCATTATTAAAAACAATCTAATCATCTCAGGGCGAGAAATAACCGAATTACAAAATAGCGCCGTGTTGATTGTTCGAAATGATGAACCAGTCAACAATGATCTACTTGGAAGCACCTTAGAAAATGGACAATTATCTAACATGGTGGGAGTGGTTTATGCTCCAGCCGCTCCAGTATCAGGAACACTAGGCATCGATTTTACACATGGCCCATTGCAACTTTTTACTCTTAGTGGAAATATTACCTCACTCTCGTTTATTGGATGGCCAACAATATCTGCGTATGCACATGTTCGAGTACATTTTACATGCACTGGATATAATCGAACCATTTCTATCCCCGCGTTAGTTCTTCCAAAAAAAATAATATATGAAAATAGCACACCCTCCATGGTGGTAGAAAAAGATACCCATTTAATGCTCGATGTATGGACATTTGATGGCGGCAATACAATTTTTATACAATCCCATGCAATGACTTCTCTTGTTCCGGACACGGTAGGACTCCCTTCATTGCACCTCAGTGACTCAACTGAACCAACCCGTGATACCACGACCGCCAGCTTTACTACCGATGGTGGAGGATGCATTACTGGCCGAGTGCGTATATTATCAACTGCCAATCCAACGGTCCCAACCGCCAATGCTGCGTTAATGGTTGATGGTGGAGCGGTCATTGGTGGGCGATTATTCGTTAATACTAGTATAACGGTAAATGGTTCAGTTATTCGACCATCGTATACCGGGTATGAAACAATTACTTCAGGAACAGTTAATGTTACAGTATACACTGCCACCTTATTTGCGCATACCGGGTCCTCTAGTGCATCATTGGCGGCAGGTAGCTATGATGGCCAAATTAAAGTACTTGTAAATACAGTATCACATTCAATTACAGTAAGCGTAGTAAACCCTGGTTGGGTTAGCGCCGCTACAGCAGTAATAACCTTTACTAACCCAGGCGATACCTGCACCCTACAATATCTCAACGGGTCATGGCAATGCATTGGAAGCAATGGGATCACAATATAATGCATCCACTAGTTAATAATTTACATGCCCTTTCTACACAAGCAATCGAAGAAAAAATATTTTATTTAAATGAGAAATATTTCGCCACCCGCAATCTTGGGCTACAACAGCAAATTATTTCCATATTAGATGACTATCATCTTGAATTAAACACCCGCCGACAAGCAGAAATGGAAAAGGCCCTACAGAGTAGGCAACAAGACCTTGACAAAATCATCAACATATCGTAAGATACACGATGCGTTTAGATAAATTCAAAAACCCAATCTTCTCCTCGAATGACCTATTTGAAGCAATCTATCAAGGAAACACGGATCATCTTCATCAACTAATGGTAGATGAAGATGATGATATCCGTAATTTAGAGAAAATCTCCGATATTCAATTCTTACGTCCACCTGACGACGCCAATTCAATACAAGAATACGATACCCTTTATCAATCGGTTTGGTTTATTCCACCCGAATATCAAGCTGTTGATATTAAAAGTCGTATCC